TTTCTTGCGAGGGGTAATAGACTTTTAATAAAATGAAATGGGGGTAAGTTAAATCTTACCCCCTTTTTTTATATGTATAATAAAAAGAAAACTATGTTACCATTAATCGCAGACACAACAGCAGCTACATCAACAGACTTTGGTGTTTTTGGACAATTAGCAGATTACGGTCCCCTTGGATTGGCAGTTTTAGCATTAGGCTATGTTGCTTGGATATTTTTAAAACGTCATTTAGCTGAAAAAGATCGTTTACAAGAAGAACTTAAAGCTAAATCAACTCCAAAAACTACCCCAAAAACTACCCCAAGAGCAACTCGTAAAACTAAGAAATAATGTCATTTGGTCCATTTGAAATACTGACCCAATACGGAGTATTAGGATTTGCAGTCCTTGGACTTGGATACTTATGTTGGATGTTTTTGAATCGCTTAATGAAAAGCGAAGAAGATTACAGAACTAAAGTTGAAGAACTAGAAGGTGAATACAGAGAAGATCTAGAAAAAAAGCTAGATGAAAGTACTGAAAGTTCTAAAAGCTTAAAAGAAACTGTACTAATGTTGTTTGGTAATAAGAATAAGTAATTATGAAGAAGAAACTACTTATTGTAGGGATATCATTTATAACACTAATTTGTATCCAAATCTTCTCTAGTGGCAATGAACACGTAGTAGTAGTTGATGATAATATTCAATTAACAGGAGAAAATAAACAACTTACTACAGCAAATAAAAAATTGACTAACAATGTCAATCAATTAAAAGAAGAGAATCAAGAATTGACAGAAGATAAAGCAAATCTTGAAAATATGGTTGCAGAAGTAATAGGTGACTTAGATAGTACCAAATCAGTTGTGAAAGACATTAAAAAAGAATTAACAAATGAAAAGGATATTAATCATAAGCAGTCTACTGGTAAGCAGTTTGAGTTTCAGCCAATCACGCTACCCACTTCAGACGGTAATTGATGGCGATTCAGTAGTTATTTTAACAAAAGCACAAGCTGATACTATTAATTCCATTTTTGATAGTCAAAAATCTAAAATTGCCAAATTTAAGCAAGAAACTAAAGTAAAAGATTCTATTATCTCATTAAGAGATACTATGTTAATTTTCTATACTTCAAAATATACAGAATATAGAACTATAGTAGAAACTAAATTTATTAAAGAAGAAATAATCGACTCAGTATCTGAATGGTTACTTGCAAGAGCTAAAGAAGGAGCCTGGATATATTATTCATATAAAGATCAAGAAGTAGTAGCAGTAAATCTTTCAGATTATATAGTACGAAAAGATGATTTTACAGGAGATATAATATTCTATAAACGAACAGAAGAATGTCCACCAAATGATAAAGATGAAAAAGAACCCTCAAAGGATTGGCAAATGGACATAGCTAAACCTTTTAGGCCTAAGTTAAACAAAATAAAACTAAAATTATGAGAAATTTTTTCAAGCAGTTATTTGACGACAACAACACAATCAACGAAAAATCAGTTGTTGGATTTATAGCATTTTTAATGCTAGTAATAGCTTTAGCAGTAGATTTGATTACTGGAGCTTATGGTAAGCCATTATTGATTAACAAATTTATTTTTGATGGTTTTATGGTAATTGTATTAGGGTCATTCGGAATTGCTTCCGTTGACAAGTGGATAAATAAAAAAGATAAAAAGTAATGAGTTTAAAAAGTTTACAAGAAAGAGCAGGAGTAGCCGCAGACGGTGCTTTTGGTCCTGGTACAATGAAAGCAGCAATGGAATTGCTTAAGTTAACCCCAATTCGTGCAGCACATTTCTTTGCACAAACATCACACGAAACAGGTGGTTTTAAAGCATTTAGCGAAAACCTAAACTACTCAGCATCTGGTTTGCAAGGTATCTTTGGAAAATATTTCCCTGGTACATTAGAAGAATCTTATGCTCGTCAACCTGAAAAAATTGCTAATCGTGTTTACGCATCTAGAATGGGTAATGGTGATGAAGCTTCAGGTGACGGATGGAAATACAGAGGTCGTGGTGCATTACAATTGACTGGTAAAGCAAATTACGAGGCATTTGCAAAATATTTAGGAAACAATGAAGTACTTGAAAACCCTGATCTAGTAGCTACAAAATTTGCCTTTGAATCAGCAATGTTTTTCTTTGAAAGAAACAAATTGTGGACTATTTGTGATCAAGGAATTAATGATGCTGCTATTTTAGCATTAACAAAACGTATCAACGGAGGTACTCATGGTTTAGAAGACCGTAAAGCAAAAACATACAAATATCATCAATTCGTTAAATAATAGATTATGCAATTAAGTGAACATTTATCTTTAGCAGAAGTAACACGTAGTGAAACTGCAAAACGCAAAGGGGTTTCAAACATGCCAACAGAAACTCACATTGCTAACTTCAAGTTATTGGCCGAAAACGTTTTCGAACCAATCCGTAACCATTTTGGTAAACCAATCCACATTTCTTCAGGTTACCGCTCAGCTGCTTTAAATAAAGCAATTGGTGGTGCTGCTGGTTCACAACACTGTTCAGGTGAAGCAATCGACATCGATATGGATGGACATGCTGGTGGTGTTACCAACAAAATGGTATTTGACTATATCAAAGAAAACCTAAATTTCGATCAATTGATTTGGGAATTTGGAACAGACGCTAATCCAGATTGGGTACATGTATCTTATGAATCTACAGGTAAACAACGTAAGCAGATTCTTAAGGCAGTTAGAAAAGGTGGTGCTACATCTTACGTGCCATACAAATAATTAAATTTTTTTTTGAAAAAATACTAGGCCCCCTAAAGGGGCCTTTGTACATTTAGCGAAAATAAAGGTTATGTACGCATTTATCAAAGAAGGAAGCATTCGTCACAGTAGAGAAACAGTTATAAGCCATATCAAAAAGCTCCAACCACTCAACTATAATCGATTTATGTGGTGGAGAACCCACACAGACAAAGTTGTTCCATTAGGCAAACGTGCTTTGCTTAAAGATCGTATCTTAAACGGTGATTTCAATCCATCCTCTTATTTTTGGCAAGCACAATATGCACTTTATGTTGCTAAAGACAAACTTGATTTGTCCAAACATGATACTCGCTATCAACTTGAACTTGCTAGTGTTGATTTTCAACGTTACAAAAAGTTAATGGAAGACTTTGAGAAGGAAGAAACAAATCGTATGGTTGCTCTATATGAGGCATTTACTTCTGAATATAAAATTTCTAGAGAAGAACTAGAGGAAAAATTTCTCAAATTCAACGGTACTATTCTAGAGTTTTATTACTATGCAGAAGAATTTATTTATAAACTTCCTGCAAGTGTTCGAAAAGATAACCGTGGACGCCCTAAAAAAGTACTGAATCAACCTCTTCCAAGAGTTTTACAAGTAAAACGTGGAAGACCTAAAAAAAATAATTAATATAACAATGAAAATTAGATTTTATTTATACAACACCCTAGAAGGTGATTTTACTCAAATGGCTCTTTGGCCTGCAATGTATGTAACCCATAACAAAATTACTAAAAATATTAGATTGCTTTGCTTAAGCGCTAATGTATTATTTTGGGATTTTGGTTTCACTGTAGAATGGTCAAAATGAACAATATAGAACACGACTATTTAAAACTACTTCATGACATTTTAACTAATGGAGTAGAAAAACAAGACCGCACTGGTACAGGTACTATTTCAGTATTTGGAAGACAAATTCGTCACGATATGCGATTAGGTTTTCCTTTATTGACAACCAAGAAAATGCCATTTAAAACAATTGTAACTGAATTGTTATGGTTTTTACGTGGTGATACAAATATTAAGTTCTTAGTTGATAACAATTGTCACATTTGGGATGGTGATGCTTATAAGAACTATCTAGATCACACTCAACATGAAGCTTCATATACAAAAGAAGAATTTATCAATCTTATCAAAACAGATGATGTATGGGCAAATGTATGGGGTGAATTAGGTCCTGTGTATGGTGCACAATGGAGAAAGTGGTCACATGAAGCTGGTGAAACCAATAAAGGTGGTGTAGACCAAATCACAACCCTAATCAACGACCTTAAAACAAACCCAGACTCAAGACGACTAATGGTTAATGCTTGGAATGTAGGTGAATTAGACCAAATGGTACTTCCACCTTGTCATTATGGATTCCAATGTTATGTAAGAGAAGGTAAGTATCTTTCTTTAATGTGGAACCAACGCTCAGTAGATACTCCACTTGGTTTACCATTTAATATTGCAAGTTATGCTCTGCTATTGATGATGATTGCAGATGAAGTAAATATGATACCCGATCAATTAATTGGTAATTTAGGTGATTGTCATATCTATTTAGATCAACAAGATGGTGTTAGAGAGCAATTAACAAGAC